GGTGTACCATTTCAAATCGTAAGTCTGAAGCATCGAGGCCCATAATGCGCTCACTCAACTTAACTGCTAACTTTTTTACAAAGCTGTTATACCATGTTGGGAATGGGATAGTAGCATTAGATCTTTCTGTAGAATCTGGATATCCGTTATTGTTTTGATCCGTATCTTCTAATAATGTTTTCAATCGTATCATAATTATGCCCTATATAAATACTATCCAGCTTAGTTTTCCATTTCTCGTTGGATATCATTTGTTAATTCAAAGTAAATTGTTAAGTTTTTTTTATTTCAAATTAATGTTGTAGTATCGTGCCATGATAGATTTAATGTAGCTTGGATTAACTTTAGAATCCGTATCCATTTGTATCATGTATGCAATTCCTGCAGCAGTAACTGATTGTTTTGTATCTTCAAGATAGTTTTTATAAATGTAATCTGCAAATCTTTTATCCGATCCAACATCTTCGGTACTATCTGTATATCCATCGTTATTTATATCACTATCTGGATTGATTAAATTACCATTTCTAGGGTCGCGATTAGCTCCTGAATCAAATCCTAATTTGTTTTCCAAATCTTCTAAGTTTTGTTCTGAAAGATTCTTTGTTCCAAAACGAAGCATATTTTCTGCTAAAATGTTTTTCTTCATAGTCTCATTTCTATTATATAATATAAATATGTTAATTCCAAGAAATCTTCTTGAAAAATAACAAATCAATAACTCGGAATCCAGCATCATCCGTTAAGATGAATGAATTCTGATACCGTGTCCAATCTAGTTGGTATGTTTTATCCAATACACCATTGTTAACGGCACGTATTACTTCGTTAAGTGCATTAACCGTATACAAGGTATTCGTTTCTTTCTTGCGGTGTATGCTTATTGTGTTTTGTCCTCTACGTGTGGTTTCGTTGGCATTGTATGTGCAATACAAATTATCAGCAACATCTGCGTTGCTAAATACAAATATTCTACGTTCTGGTATCATGTAGTTTGTTTGTATGTATTCCGTTACTATGTTTATGTCTGATCTATGTGCAAATGTGCAAAGTAGTTGTGTTCTCAATTCATTAGTCCTGTGATTTTTTTGTTACATTAGTACTTAATTGACTTCCTAATACAAATAGTTTATTTTGATGAAAATTTGCAATTGCTGGAGATAATCTTCCGTTCTTGCAACGCGTTGCATTATATACGTCTTGAGCTGATTCTAAAAACAATGTTTGATTGCCTTTAACAATCATACCCCACCAATTGACTGACATAACCTTTTCAAACAACATTTCATCAATAATATGACAAAACGCCGCAATCATATTGTCTAAATTATCATTCAACGAATAAAACTTACGTAATCGTTCTCCAACATTACGTATTAATGTGATATCCGTTTCTTCTGACATTTTAATCAATTGTCGTATTTGTGATTCTGTGCTTTCGTTATCTAAAAAATTCAATACGTTATTAACTTGGTCACGTCCTTTTGATTTAAAAATTTCTTGTCCTGTTAATAGTTTAGCTATTTCCAAGAACTCATTCAATAACTGCGTTCCTTTTACGGGCAATGATCCAAAATCAAACGTAATTGCTGCATAATTTTTCAATGAAACTGTATCGCCACCTATTTGAATATCTGCTTCAATTCCCGTTTCGCCAGCTACTGCACCTTTTACTAATCCTTTAAATGAAATTGCAAACCAAAGTTCCGATTCATCGCCATTTGGTATTTTTATAGTACCTTTTATGATGTTATATAAATCTTCGTAAACTCCTGTAATTGGAAATCTACCAGTTTTCAATTCTAATTTAGTATCGGATGTTATTAATTGTATCAATTCGGCAGAATTTGAATGTCGCATTATGGAATCATACATAGAAGGCAATCCAATAATTTGTTGTCCTTCTACGGCAAACGTTGACATAATGTATGATTGAAATTCTTGTGCATTACCGAAGAATTCGTTAGGTTCTGGTTGCGATACATTTCCACGTGCTTGTTGTGCAATGCGGTCTGCTGCATCGGGATCCATTCCTTTTTCAACGAGTATTTCAGTTAAAACTTTGTAGTCATTTAGTTCCGTAGGATATCCTTTTGGGAGTCGGTATTGCCATTCAGTAAGTATTGTGTTGATATTCATAACGAGATAGAGTCCATTTTACTATAAATATCGCCAACTGACGTTTTTACCGGAAAATTACCAGCTTCTAACACTGATTTAATTTGCGGTAACAAAGTTTTAGCTTCTGTCAATGGGACATCAAATAAAATAGAATCGTACGTATAGAGTATCATGCACGTTTCATGGGTGGATAACAACTCTGCTATCCGTTGAAGTTTTTGAACTGACACTTCTGTTTCTGTGGCTTGCAAATAGTAATTGAACAATTTATTTGCTGTCATGTTCTTAATGGAATCGGATGCGATGCGTCGTTGCAATATGGGAGTTTTCACTGCACCTTTTGCTTTCCACGTTCTCCATAAATCGTATATGAAATCATTTACTTGCTGAAAAAATGGAATCGACAAAAATTCTCGGTCAATGCCACCGTACAACAATCGAAATGTTATTTGTTTGCTTTGTTCATATTGTTCTGTGGTTAGGGTATCTGTATCAAAATAAAACTTACCAAAATATTCATGCACTGAACCTGTTGGTAATGCGTATCCAATCAAACGTGCAATCAATCTAACATGATATGCATCGAAATCCATTTCTACAAGTGCACCTGCATCAAATCTACTTTGAAATGCGGAACGAGTTCCATCTTCCTTGTTCATTGCTGCAAAATTGAATCCTCGAAATGCGTTGCTGGGACGTCCTGTGGTTGTATGATAATGATATTGCGAATAAACTCGTCCATCTCGTATCAGTTCCGGTATTCGAAACGTTTCATTTACTGCTAATCCGTTGCTTTCAATGTCCGCAAATACTTTGGGATACGTTTCATTGAATTGCAAATACGATGCGTTTAATTTTGCGTTCACGCACATAGGCCAAGCATATTTCCGGATCTTCTGACACATGGCTAAATGTTGCATCAAAGGAATAACTGCATTTACATTGGGCAGTGCCGTATGTCTTCGCCAATAAAATTGATGTGCAGCCGTAAAATAATGTGATTCGTCATATGATTCTCCGTACGTATACCACCATAAAGTCTTAACATCCCATACGGCGGCATTTCCTCCCAATTGAAGCCATTGCTTCTTATCATATACAAAGATGTCAGCAAGTTCGAGAAAGCGTTGTACATGTTGTGAAAAGCTGCGTATTTGTTCAGTGTGGTTGATAGGGACGATGCGTTCTACTTCATCTTCAGTATACACGTATATACATGTTATGCGATTAACCGCAACATGAAGTTGCGCATCTGCTAATACAGGTACTAACAGAGTTTTACGACCTTCAATGTATTGGAACAACGCATCTAAATCAGATTCAGTATCCACTATCATATAACATATAATAATGAAAATTCTTTACGAATCCAAATTATCCGTTGATGTCTTTTGCAACAGTGTATGTAGTGTCCATGTAATATTCGGTTAAATTGCTTAGATGATCTGAAATAGTTGGTATAGTTTGTTCAGCTAATTTTACTTGTCGAGTGTTATATGTAACGACGCCTATGTTCATAACGCCGTTAACATATGTATCTTCAATTGGTCCGGCAATTGCCCATGGCAGTTCGACTGCTACATATAAATTCGTATCCAATTGTTTGTTTGTCCATTTATTGTAATCCGTTTGTCCTATTTCATAAATCATGGGTTCATTGATTTTTTTTATGAAATATCTGTTTACAACACCCATATCAACATCGTGTTTAGTTATGTTGAGTTTTTTGCTTGTAAATGAATCAAATTTAGTTTCTATGGTTTTTGTTTGTTTGTAACGATATGTTGATGATGTAATATCTTCATAAGGTACCAATTTAATTGACGAATCATTCCAAGAAGGCTGGGTGTAAGATTCGCCAGTATTGTATGTATGATATGCACCTATATATTCAGTGCCATCTGCATACATCCATTCTCCACCAAATGTGTATAAACCTGTAGTTACATCAGCTATGCTATAATATGAACGTTGTCTCATGTTATTTATCTATTTTAGGACGCATTATACAACGAATTGTAGTTGTCCACATTCCCGCAGTATCTACGTTATGCGTTACATTAACTATGCTAAATACGGTATCAACAACATAACGATCTGGCAATACGCTAAACGTTAAAACATCGCCGTATCTAAAACCATTAACCCCGTCAATTGTAAATTCAACATCAAATGGAATAATCGGTGCTGTTATCTGATTGCTGGCTTGTATAGTTTCTTTAGGAAATTGTATGTATTTTTGTAATGCATCTGCCATACCTGCACGTTTTTCAATGTTAGCAGGATTAGCACCAAATTCGGCAATTGATTCAATTAATTGTTTGTTGTATTTTTTATATGTATCTGCATATTTTTTTTCAATTTGTTTTATTTGTGCATCATTTTTTAAATTGCCGCGCGTTTCAAAAATACCATCTGCAGTTTTCGAACGAGTTACTGAATTTGCCGTATACATATAATTAACATATGGAGCAATATCGGATTCTGAAATTTCACTAGGATCTTGATTAAGCACGTATGCTAGACTCGAAGCATCTTCTGGTAGTTTTGCTGAAAATTTAAAATCGCGTACTAAAGTACCTGCGTTTCCTATACTCATTGGAATTGTGAATGGTTCAACACTTACGGATTCGGTTTTATCAAATGATAAGTATTTAGAATCATAAAATAGTAATAAGTCTTTGGTTTGTACATGATCCGGATGTGTTATTAATTGCATATCAATTGCATGTCCGGTTGCATCGTAAATTTCAGAACTAATTGCTTGTAAAAAATTAGAAACTTTGAATGAATTTGATTGTTGCAACGTTTGTACTATTCCTTGTATAATATCCATGTTTATGAAAATCAAAGAATTTTTACTGTTTGTGTTGGGTGCAGAAAATTGACAAGCATCGAATAATTTGGTAGTATCTGTTTTTTTCGCATCTTCTAACCAAACCAACTTACCATAATTTTTAGTATTGTTATGCAAATATACATTCAATGGATTAGATGATATTAAAAATTCATATGAATTACTTAAACAAACATTGCCATTGGCAGTACACTTTATCGTAGGTTGATTTGCACTTCCTGCTAATTTACTAGTAAGTACCGTATTGATATAATCAATCAAATATGCCAATGTAATGTAATTCTGTGGTTCGGCTCCTTTATATGGAGTTCCCCATATAACAAAACATTCATTTTCTAAATTAGGATCCGATGGTGGTAATTTTGCAATACCTGCTTTATTTTTTGTTTTTGTCGTATTAGCTTTAATTTCATTGATATTAGTAACGTTAGTAACATTGGTATACAAACCTTCGTAGAAACTTTTTAATCGATATGTTTCTGTATCAAAATTTTTCGAATCTGCAATTAGTTGATTAGCTGACAATGCAGTATTCAATGGTTTATGAAAAGGATTTGTTACGTTGCTTTGAAGCGTTGCAGGTTTTCTCTGGTTTGTCATTTTCAAAGAAAGTGGAATTTCCGATCCAACAAAACTTCGGTGATCTAATTTCGGTGTTGCATTGCTATTCATTATCAATGATATATCTGATAACATTTGTGCAGCACCTTTCATAGATATGGTAGCCGTCACACTTAAATCTTTTTGATAATCAAATGTAAACGAAACGATAACTCCATTGAATATAGCAGAATTCATTCTACGTAAATCGTTGTATTGTTCTACCGTTAAATCTGGATATATTTCTAACAATTGACGAATTGATGGCATCGTATCTTCAGTTACAAATCCGCCGGTAGTATCATTAGTTATTACAGCTGAGTCGGGATGTTGTATGCGAATTGAAACGTGTCGACCTGGACGAAAATATATAGATTCAATAAATGTTAAATCTTTTACTGGATTTGGTATAGTGATATTGATATCTGCCGTATTCAATAAACCATTACTGTTATCTCCAATACTAATATCCATTGAAGTAATAAATGGAGCTGTTCTGGCAGAAGAATCAATTAAATCCGTTTCAATTACGTTTTTTACAAACTGAGGTCTAAATGGATCTGCAGATGCATTGTATATTGGTTGCGTATTATCAATAACTCGATATTTTCTATCAGTTAAAAAACCAATTGGACCACTTGGTAAGAATGAACCGCCTTGTTGTTGTAATCCTCCGATAATCGAATCCGTAAGTACTTGTTTACGTTCATTATCTGCGTATGCTACCATTTCTACATTTGCAATTTTTTCCAACATGTAGTTCATGTATTTAGTAGTACGCGTTTTATCAGTCGCGCCGGCACGAGCTCGTTCTCGCAATTCTTTTTGTAAATTTGCATCTACTTGTGAATAAAAAATATCGCCGGCCATGATTATCTTGTTTTATTAATTTGAGTCAATGTAGTATCAATTAACGCTTTATCAGGTATACGTAATTTAGTATCACGCGGTACCATAAGCGTTCCTTTACCTAATCCATTCGCAGCTGCAATTACCCACCATGACGCGGCATCGTTATAAAATGAAACTGCTAATTTATCCAATCGTTCTGTGCTTGTAGTTACGATGTATACATCATTAGCTGAAGTTGGAATTACTGGAAATATTCGAGTTGCGTAATGTCTAGGCAACGTTGTATCTAGTATAGGTGTTGTTGTATATCTGCTCATAGTATTATTTAGTTGTTAATGGGAAATTGTTTTCAAGGTACGTACTAGTTCTTTTAGCTTCACCAACAGTAACAGTACCTGTTCCAACTTTACTAGTTTTAGCATCACTGAGCCAATTATCATTGCCTTGTTTGGATCTAGCATATTCATCCCATTGTTTGGATAATGTATAGAATTGACCTCCTTTTTGTGGCAAATAATCCGTTATCAATGTTAGACCCATATTCACTGAAATTTTATGTGGTACTTGCATCATTTCATTGTCTTGTTCAATATTAATTTCCCAAGTAGTATCATTATCAATTAAGTTAAATGTTAAACTAGTTATGAAAGCTGGCTGTTGCACTAATAAATCGCCAACTGTGAATCTTAGCCATGGCCCTTTTGGAGCAATATTATTGGTATCATATTCCGGTGCTGTATAACTTGCAAGTGCATTTAATTTTCTGTATATAGGTTTGAGTTCATCTCTATCCGTTGCTGCAATTACAAAATCTAAATTTAAGTCTCTTGCATAACTTGAATAATGATAATTTGAATCCGCACGACCTATCATTTGTACTGACGTCCATGTTGGAGCAAATGTATCTGACAGTGAATTTATAATAGCGCGAAATACGATAACATCATCCATTAATGAACCATCTGCACCATTTTGTAATTTTGGACCAGTAAAATAGAATTTAATGAAATCTTGCGTATAACTACCATTATCTAAAAATCTACCCAGTGCTCCGGAAAACAATTCCGAAGTAGGTTTCCATCGATAAATGTCATCTCGCGTTCGTTGACTGAAATCAATAATATTTACCTTATCACCTCGGAATGGTGTTAATATTTCTAACGGATTAGTTGTAGGTGTCCATTTTCCTTTTTTATCTGCTGCTATGCCAGGTTGCCATTTAGTGGTAACATGACTTCTTAACGTAAAATCTTCTCTGATCGCATATGGATTATCATAATCACCAAAACCAAAACCAGTTTTTCCAAAACCTTGCAAATTGAATATGGAATATGGTCCTGCTAACGTTGAAGATGCCCCGGCATATGATAATGCAACTAAACTACCACGTGCGGCCGCACTTGCACCATCTCTTCGATTGAGTAACGGATTCCATGTTTCTCCTCCTTTTCGTGCACGGAAATCTGGATATAATACTCCTGGTACGTCGTTGTATTGATTTAATGCAGATACACTGTATGTTGTAGATTCACCAAATAAACTCGAACCTATTTGAACCACTTGCGGAATACCAGCTATGCCACCTAATGCGGATATAGCTATACCACCGGCTTTTTTAGCAACAGATTTTAATTGTATGTTATTAGTTGTTGCAATTTGAGAAGACCATGATAATCCTTGATTTTCATATGAAGTATTGATGTAATGCATTACAAATTCACTCATTAGAATCTTCTCCTATTATTCTGTGCAGTTGCTTGAAATAAATTATCAGCCTTAACTTCAAATTTTGCATATTTCATTGCAGAAACTATTGCCATTGCTAATTTATTATAATCAATTGAACTACCACCACCGTTAATTGCACGTGCTAATTGTTTATTTCCGTTAACGTTAGTACCAGCAATCATAGTACTATCATTAACTCGCATAAGTTTATCATCCTGATGAAATTGTATGATTCCATCATTCATAATAAGTGCATCTTTATGAGTTTCGAAAGAAGGTATATTTCCCGTAACAGAACCAATTGCCGAACTTAATCGTTCTCCAAATATAGGTATTTTAGCAATAAGTCGGGTTATTGGAGTTTCTAAACTTTTAAATGTTTCACCCAACGTACTAACTTTACCAATTACTTGTTGGAATTGTTGTCCGCTAAACATTTGCATCGTTTCGCCAAACTGTTTTGTTCCGCCAGTAACTTTGGTACTAACGGCACCAACATTTACACCAGCGCCTGCCATTATTTTTGAATCGATGCTTTCTAAATAATCTTTAGAACGTTCCGCAGTTGTTCTGGTATCAGTTGCAGCTAACAATTCATCGATTTGTTTTTGTGCATTCTCATTACCTGCATAACGTTTTCTAAGTTTTTCTATCTCAGGTTGCATTTTATCTGCAGACAACGCCATTAAGTTCGTAGCACCTAATTTAGTTAATATTTTTTGTTTTTGTATAGCACGTGCAATTGTAGCTTCATCAGTACCCATTAATTCCGCTGCTTTTTTACGTGCATATAAATTCTTTTGTAAAACATCGCCTTGATCCGTTACTAAACGATTCATCAATTCTGCTTGTTTGTTTGCATTGCCTTCAAGTGTAGCCATGCGATATGCGTTAGTTAAACTTTTACCATCTTCTGTTGTTAATCTACGACCTGATAAAAGTTGATACTCCATTTCTTGGCCAATCGATGATTCTATGTTTAATAAATTCTCACCCGCATTGTTTAATTTCTCCATGTTCATACCTAACGCACGAGATTTCAATACGGCTAATTCTAATGAACCTGGAATCCGACTATAACGCATTTGCAAATCGGCAGTCATTCCACCAATTTCTTCTGTTAAGTCTCGCATAATTTGCACTGGATCTAAATTTAATTCACTTCCCAATGCTTGTGACAATTTCATTTGTGCGGCTAATGCAGATTCTCCCGAGTCTGCTATTGTAGATGCATATAATTCATAGCCTTCTGCGGCTTGTTCTGATAACTGTAAATTGTTTATAATAACTCGTTGTGTATTTAAAAGCTTTTTCGAAAATGTTCCAACGCCTTTTGTAGATGCAACGAATCCGTTAGTCAAACCTTTTAAATTACTAGCATATTCAAATACTTTTTCATCGCCAATTTTAAAACCTACCGCTATATTTCTTAAATTTTTAGCTAACTTATCCGCAGCAATTGAATTAAGTCCAAATGTTTTATTTAATCGTTTATTTGATTCTTCGAGGAATGTAATGTTTTTTATAGTTTTTACAATTTCATCTCGGAATTCGGCTTGAATCTTAATAACTTTACCAAGACCCATACTTAAAGCGGTAGTTTCATCTGAAAACGAATCCATTACTGCAGTAAGTTCTTTACCTAAATCTTTAAGATTTGGAATTGCTTCACCTGCAGACAACAAATTAGCTTTTAAACTTTTTGCTTGTTCGGATAAATTACCAAATGAACTTTCATTATTTTCAGCCATGGGACATCTTCTTTATTTATTATAAATATTCAGTTATGGCGTTTTTGATCTTCGTTGTTTTGCTTGTTGTTTTTGTTTAAGCGTTTCCATGCGTTCATTTTCTTCAGCACGCATCTTATTTATTTTAGCAATCCACAATTTTCTTACATGTAATGGTAGATGATAAATTTCATCCCATGACCACCGACCGTCACCGGCCCATATTAATTCAAATAATTGATTATGTAGTTCTACTTGGTGCTTAGGTTCAAAACCAAAAAAGGTCGATTCCAAATTGAAACCCGGCTTCGAAGGTGCTCCCATCTTCACCTTCAAATTGAACGTTAAAATCTAAACCTGGTATATTATCAATCATGTACTTTCTGAACGTTCTGCTTAATCCAGCGCCGAAATCAAATTTTATAAAATCTGAAATCGTTGTTGCATTTCTATCTCCGTTAACTTCGCAAATACTTGCTTCTAATACTGCGGATACTGGATGATCGTCACTTAAACTTTTAGTTTGTTTTGGTGCTAAAAATCTAAATTTTAACTTATCACCCGTTTCAGATATCACATAATCAAATTCACCATTTGCATCGGGCGTTAATGAAAATGGACGATTTGCTATTTTTGATAAATCGATTTCTCGTTTCAATTCCTTGTTGGTTTTAGGATCGACTACGGTTACTGGATAAATGTTTCCATATCCTAATATTCTAGCAGTTATTATAAGTTTCTCACGGTCCGTCATTATGATATCATCAACATTCACATTGGGAGTGACTACTAATGATTCTAAAAGTTTATCAAATACCACGTTGTTTTGTATGTATGATGAATTAGATAAAATATCTTCATCGTATGCTGTCATATGACGCATTTCTACAACGCCTGAACGTAATGGAGATGATTCGGGATATACTAATCCGTTGCTAGGTAATTTAACTACTACCGGCGGGATACGTAGGTGTCTTGTTTGTTCGTATTGTTTTTTTGCTAAATCAATTATAGTTTGTTTGTCTAAACCTTGTTGCATTTGGAATCCTTTATAACTTCTTTAATATAAATATCACGAAACATGAAAAATGGGAGATGTTTCCACCTCCCATTCTAGAAACTAGATTCTTTTGATTAGAAGCTATGCAAAGCCCAATCATATCGTAATGTCATTTCAATCATCACCACATCTTCCGATGACCAATCTAATGAGCCGAAATTTGTTTCTGTAATAAACGCATTTTTCAACGTCCATTTTTCAGCAACTTCACCTAATGGGGAAAGTTGATTCAAAGTAATTTGTTTTGAATAGAATGTTTTATATCCATCACGACCCGTTACTGATTCGTGATGTAAACGAACCCAATCCATTACCGATTGTGCAGCACTTGGAACAATTGCATCATAAAGTGAAATTCCAATTGTATTCCAAACAGATTTTCCTTTTACATAATGTTGAACATTGATATGATCTAATGCAATTTCTCCATTTGTCATGGATGGTTTAGCAGATGCTTTAATCAAATGCGCCGGTACTCCATCAATTTCCATGATGAATTGATGTTGGCGTTTCGGTTCCCAACTAAATGCTTTATCGAAAAAGTTAGATTCTGTTCCGTAATCTGCAAAGTTTGTATTTGGATACGCGGTATTTATTAAATCTTGTAATGCCATTTTACATTGTCCTTATTTTAATTATAAATATCAAGCAAAGTAAAAAAGGTAGAACCGAAGTCCTACCCTTTTTCGTTTTTTGAAAACTTTATTTATTGTCCTCCAAAATCAGCACCCGTAGGTTGGATATTGAAATCTAAAATAATGAATTCTGCAGTTCGCGTTGGTTGTAAAAATAATTGTCCGTACAAGATATTTTGGTCTATCAAATCTGCGGTATTATTAGATTCATCCATTATTACACGGAATGCATATAAACCTTGTTGT